CGAAAATGAATGAACTTAACAATATTGTTAACGAAGAATATGAAAATTTACAAAAAATAGAAAAAATTACAAAAATGCAAGAAAAATTAGAAAACGCAAAAAAAAACTTAGAAAATAATAAAAATACAAAAAAAATAGAAAATAATAAAAATACAAAAAAATTAAAAAATAAACAAAGTAGAAAACTTACTTTAGATCAATTAGTACATGTTAAAGAAGATATGTACAATCGTCAAAAAGAAGATCAAGAAGAAGATTGGGAATACGAATTAGATATCGAAGATGATATTGATGAAGATTTAACTCACAAACATTGTTCCAATGATAGCATTGTTATACAAGCTGAACGCTTTATGCATCAAGTACAATCAAGTGCAGTTACTTTTAATTTAGGAAAAATTAATGGTATCACAATTCAAGGACCTTTTTGCAAAGAACATCATGACCGAATTCAAAAAGCCAAATTATTTCAAAAACAACATAAAGGAATTAAAATGGAAAAACCTTTTTTTTTAACTGAATATGATGATTTTCAATGGATTAACATTGAAGATTGTTGGATTTATGCAACTAAACAAATGGCAATTTATTTAGCTCAAACAAAAATTTTACTTACAAGTTATCAAGATATTCCAACTGAAGGATACAAAAACTTTTTATGGGAAGCAATGACTCAAAAATGTGAAGATCCCCTTAAATTATTAAATAATTTTAAAACTTTAACAAGAGAAAAACAAGATAACGTTAGTTATACAGTAGTTCCACGTGCAATGATGACATTACTTAGAAACACTCAAAGTGAACCAAAAATTTATAAATACTTACTTAAAGATTTTGTCAAAAGTGAATTATATATGATGTTCAGTAACCAAGTTGATTGGGAAGAACAAAGAAAAAAAAGCAGATACAGTCCACTCCAAGCAACGATTGAATGTATGTTAACATACGCAAATGAAGTCGGAAAGAAAATTAACGAAAGAAAAAGATTATTTGAAGAAAATACTGAATACAGTAGTGGTGATAAAAGAATGAGAACTCAAATGAAAAATTTCTCATCAGATAATAGAGATATTTTACTAATGTTCCTCAAGAACAGTGTAAACTCTTGGTTAATTAACAACAAAGATAGCCCATGTGCATTTGTTGAATTTACATGTTTTGCAATGACTATTCGCAAAATAATTGAAGAAACAAAATGGGATCAAATTTCAGTTAGTGAAATGTGCAATAATTTATTTCATAATTTTAACGTTCTTGTCAATAATTCAATCTTTAGATTGGAAAAGGGAGAAGTTTTAAAAATTTATGATTTAAACTTTGTAGATTATGGGATCAACCATTTAGCTGAAAACAAAATAGTACCATCATCAGAACATATGCTTGATTTGTATGAAGAAGAAGGATCTAGTGAAGAAGAGGAAATGGTAACAAACATGAAAAAATGGTGGCCAGCAAGTAGTTATTCTGATTCAGGAGTTGAAGAAGATAAAAAAGGAATTCTTGAAAGTGCTAAAGAAACAATGGAAACGATCAATACAGAGTTACCAAAATTTGTTGAATCCATCTCAAGTGCAACTCAAAAAATCTCAAAACAAGGTGAGCAAACCATTGTTGGAGCAGTTGATCAAACAAATAAAAATTTAGAAAAATTCACAAAACTCACATCAGAAATTAGTGCAACATTAAAAGAATTTTTATCGACAACATGTGGATCTGAAAATTTAATCAATCTATTTCAAAAATTACTTGGATTAATTGCACTCAGTGCAGCATATATCAAATCAAAAGATCCTGCAGTCAAAATGTTACTCGTCAGTGGAGGAGCACTAATGTTTGGAATACCACAGATGTTATACAATTTAATTTTAAAATTAGCAACTAGAGTAATGGATTTTGCTCAAAACAAATACATTGAAAAAATGAAGAGATTAAAAATTAATACTGATTTACCAGATGCCAAACCCGATATTGTAAAAGAAAAGAAAGCAAGTTCAATTTTTGTACAAGAAGAAATGAAAACAGAAGGAAAAGATAAAGGGATTTTTGTTGATGAAAAAGAATGTTCAACAATATTCTCATGTTTTGTCGATGTTATAAAAGATTTTTTTGGTGCCAAAACTCAGGATGAAGTAAAAGTAGATGCAGATAAAATGAAAAGAATTCACAACAATTTTACTTTTTTAAAAGATTTTAAATCTTTTGTTAGTGGAATTTTATCAATGTTTACATATGCAATGTATGAAGTGTACGAAATGGCAACAGGACAACCCTACTTATCTGATGCTATTAAAAAAGCATTACATCAAAGAGTAGTTGAATTTAACAGTGAATTAATTACATTAGTCAACCCAGAAACAGTAAAATTACAGGATGCAACATGGCGTGAACAAATCAAAATCAAATTTAAAGAATCAGTTCAATTAAAATGTGATTTAGAAAAAGATTTTATTCAAGCAAGTTCAGTTCAATATTTTAATGAATTCACAAGAAAATTAACTTTAATCCATGAAGAAGTTGTTCAATATGAAAAAACAGATAATGGTAGAGTAGTTCCAATTGTATTCCACATTTTTGGGGCTCCAAAATTGGGAAAATCAGTTCTTGCCAACTTGTTAATTACAGATCTATTCAATTATGTCAGACGAGCTCAATATGGTGCAAATGATGTGTACAATTATTCAAAAGATGCTGAATTTATGCAAGGTTACAAAGGTCAATTTGGTGTTATAATTGATGATGTTTTACAAAACAAAGATAATGAAAAAGTATCATCACTTATTTTAGAAATAATTGCAATGGCAAATGATGCAACATATAATATTAACATGGCTGCATTAAACGAAAAAGGAAATACTTTTTTTAATTCTGAAGTTATATGTATGAC